CATGTGTCTAATGTTTCTTCAGGTAAACCTACAATTAGTTCACAATAATTATCAACACCTGCTTTGTTATAGTCGCCAACAATTTGTTCTAATTTTTCATTTGCAAGATTAATTCTTTTGATTGCTTTTAGTGTTTTAGTATTCATACTTTGTAAAGCAATTGTAACACCACGTCTTATCTTTGCTTCTTTATTAAGTATTTCACCCAACTCTACAATTCGTTTAGGTTGTTGTTTTGCTGTACTATAATCTATCTGTCTAGGATAACCAGTTTCATTTCTACATTTAGCAATATGTCTTATGAAGTCAACATCTCTATTGAACATACCTACATTACTATCGCCAAAGTATAAGAAGTCAATTTTATTTTTTACAATCCAATCTATCTCACCTATTACTCTATCATAATCAAACATGGCAATCTTATTGTAATATAAATCTTGTTGATCGCAGAAAGAACAACTATATGGACAACCTCTATTAGTTTCTATGATAGCACTATATTGTTTACCAGGTTGCATAAGACTATCCATCAACCCACTTAAATAAGGACTTGGTATGTCGTTTAATTCTTTATCTGGTTTAGGTGGCGTATAAGAGTCTTTTGTCATTACGCCTGGGTACGTATAGTTACCTTTTAGTATTTCAGCAAATGCTCTTTCACCTGCATATGTAACTATAATATCGCATAGGTCAGTATTGTCTTCTAACCAACTTTGTTTGAATGGCACTTGTGGTCCACCCATTACTATTTTGCAATTAGGATATTTCTTTTTGACTGCTCTTGCTAACTGACAAGTTATGTCCCAGTTCCACACGTATGTTGATAATGCTAAGATGTCAGGATTGTCTATCTTTTTTAGATAGTCCTCTACAGACTCTCTTTCAAAGAAGATGTTTCCTAGTTCCCAATCTGTTACCTGTGTCTTACAATATTCCCATATGTAAGCAACACTTAACGGTAAAAAGATAGCGTCAGCAATTAGATTGTTTATTTGAGTAAAATATACCTTTTTCAAGCTTCATTCCTTAATTCTCTACTCTACCCTCTATTGATATTTATACATAAATATGTTATAATATATTATGAAAAATGTAAATATAGTATGTACAAGTAAACCTGGTGATGGTCTGTTTCATTACAGTTACGAACATTGTTGTTTTCTCAACGACCTAGGTATAAGTGCCAAACTCATTGTTATACCCAACAAAAAACATACAATACAAGATTACATTGACGCAATAAATGAGTGTTATACAAAGTTTGAAAATATAGTCTTTAATGACTATATGCCACGGTCAGATGACACTACTTTAATTATGGGTAGAAGTATGTTGACACTTGCATACCTTGATTACAATGAATATACTGAAGAACAAAAATTAACATTACATAGTTTGTTCAATGGTAAACTTATATCTGTATATTCAGAAAATCATATTAAAGAATATCCTATCGCACTAGAATTTTACGGACCTGAAGAAGTAATTGACTTATGTGACCATGAGGTATATGTAAACGGTGTAGGTGAGCAGTTTGAAAAGATAATAAACTTTAGTATATACAAACCTATAGAAGATAACATACAATTTAAATATCTATTCTTAGGAACAAATAAAACATATTATAGAGAAGTAGAAAAACATATAAAAAATTATACGTCACATGGTATCATAGCATATAAAGATAAGTACATAAGTCAAAAACATAATCATGTATTCGTACCTGTTAAAAATCTATTAGGTTTATTTGACACTTATGTTTACACTAAACCTAACTTTGATCCTGCACCTAGAATTATACAAGAATGTAAATGGTTAGGAAAAGAAGTGATTTATTTAAGAGATAAATCTATTAAAGATGGTGGACCTGTATATTGGAAAAGACCTGCAAAATGTTTAACTGAACAAAAAGATAAAATAGAAAATTTACTAAAACATTTAAGATGAGTGATATAGCATTTTATAGAAGATCAAAGAAAGGAATAAATATTGACATAAGCAATAGGTGTCCACTTGAATGTATGCGTTGTCAAAGGCAGACAAACTTTACACTTGAAGGCAGAAAAGTTTATGGTCGGGATGCTACAATGGATGAGATAAGAAAGTTATCTGATTATTTTTCATCATTTAATTTTTGTGGTCAGTTATCTGATCCTGTACATCATCCAAAGTTTGTTGAGATATTAGAGTACCTGTATAATAAAGATATACAAGTTACAGTACATAATGCCTCATCTGCCAAATCTAAAAGTTGGTACGTACAAGCGTTTAAGGCACACCCTAAAGCAAAATGGATATTTGCAATAGATGGTTTACCTGAAGAAAGTAACATGTATCGTGTTAACCAAGACGGTAAAAAATTATATGAAGTTATGTTAGAAGCAAAGAAACACTTAAAACAAACGCCATCTTGGCAGTTTATAGTGTTTAGTTACAATGAACACAATTTAGAAAAGGCGAAACAAATGGCAATAGACGAGGGTTTAATGTTCATAGTGTTACACTCGTCAAGGTGGATGGGAGAAGATGACCCATTAAGACCTCAATCAAAAGAATACAATTTAGGATATAAAGGATACGTAAGACCTAATGTCAGATAAAAAAGATAAACTAGAAGGTAAATTTGTTGCTCAATGTATGAACGGCAAAATGCAAATGGCTATGAGTAATAGAGGTCATCTATTACCTTGTTGTTGGTGCGACCAAGAATGGACATTAAGCACACCATTATTTCAAAAAATGTTAAAAGTAAGTAAAGTAAGTGAGGCAGAAAACATAGATGAAATAGTATTGTCAGATGAATGGAGAGAGTTTGAACAAATTATGAAAGACGGTGAGGCAGGCGATCATAGTAAAGTGCCTAAAAATTGTCTGTATCATTGTTTAATTAGACCAGATGATAATATAAAAATAGAACATCATTTAGATGAAAAAGGTAAATCAATAGTAAAGAATAAAGTATGAAGAAACTTATAGTTAGTGGAGATAGTAATACAGATTCAAACTTTGAATCTATGTTTCATCCTGATATGAATAATAGTTATAAAAAATGGCCTGAATTGTTAGGAAAAAAACTAGGAATGGAAGTTGTTAACATGGCTAGGTCTGGAGCAGGTAATGAATATATCTATACATCTTTACGAAATAAAGTAGTTGATATAAAAAATAAGAGTGAAATTGGTTTAGTTATCGCTGCTTGGTCACAAGCCACAAGAAGGGATTTAGAAGTAGGAAGATATGGAAAAAATCAACCTTGGACATCATTAAGAATTGATACGCATGGCAATTTAATAGGTTGGGTAAATAAGACTTTAGGACATTATTTAGATTTTCAAATTTTATGTGAGAGATTTAATTTACCATATTTTCATTTTCAAACTATTGACATTTATGAACACTACTTACATGGTTATGATCCTACTGCTCAAAGTTATTCAGGAGATAAAGAAAAAGACGAAAAAGATATATTAGAAAATATAAAGAATTTTAAAATTGATACTTCTAAATTTATGGGATGGCCTCCAGTAAAAAAATTAGGAGGTTTTAGATTACATGATTTAGATGAGTACAAAGAAAATAACATATCTGAATTAGATAATCACCCAAATAAACAAGGACAAGAAAAAATAGCTGAGATAATATATGAAAAAATTAATAGTTAGTGGTTGTAGTTGGGGTGATCCTCATTTTCTTTCAGCACAACATCCCACAATGGATACTGATTGGCCTAAATGGCCTGAAATTTTAGCAGAGATGATGAATATGGAACCAGTTAATCTTTGCAAGTCAGGAATGGGAAATGAATATATCTATAGTTCTTTATCAGATTATTTAACAGAAATTGATATTAATAAAGTAGGTCATGTTTTGGCTGCTTGGTCATCAGCACCAAGACGTGATTTTGAAGAAACAATTACGTTTGGTACGGAGTCTAAAAATGAGATAAAACATGATGTAACAAGATGGCAAAATATTAGAACAGACTCAAAAGGTGATTTGCGATATTGGATAAAAAAATCTATAAGATACCAATTTGCGTTTCAAAATTTAATGCAACATTATAAAACAAAAGTTGCTGATCAGGCACTTTTTTATAATCAATTTCAAATGATAAGTTTAATTAAAGGTCATATTTGGGAAATTATAAACGCTGTAGATTATTCATCTCTAAATGAAAGTGATATACAAGCAAGATTATATAAGTTTCAAAAATTTGCAGAATTACATAAACAAGGTACAGATTATGTACGTAAAACACTTAATAAAGAATTTGTTAATACAATTAAACGAAGTAATTATAAATTTAATGATACATTTTTAGGTTGGCCACCAGATGACCGACTAGGTGGATACTCTATGGAAGATTTTTTAACTAACGAATATAGAATATCTGAATTTGATAGACACCCTAACGCAAAAGGGCAAGAAAAAATAGCGGAGGTATTATATGACAGGATGGGATAGAGATTATCTAGCAAACAAAGATGAGTACTTAAAACTTTTTGATAATGTTATGCAAAAAGAAAACGAAAGAAACATTGAGTTTTTAGAAAAGAAAATACAAAAACTTATCAATAGAAAATATGTTATTGCGTGTGCTAGTGGTACAGACGCTTTACAATATGCTCTCATGGCATATGCTATAAAACCTGGTGATGAAGTATTAGTTACAAACTTCTCATGGATATCTTCAGCGTCATGTGTAGCGATGAATGGTGCAACAACTGTATTTTGTGACGTTGATCCAAAAACAAATCATATGTCAATTGATAGTATCAAACGTATGTATTCAGACAAAACAAAAGCAATTGTATATCCTCATTTGTTTGGCAATATATCTGATATGACAGAAATACAAAACTTTTGTGAAGAAAAGAATATCCCACTAATAGAGGATGCTTGTCAATCATTTGGTGCAAGTAGAAATGGTCAACAAGCAGGTACATTTGGTGACATTGCAACATTAAGTTTCAATGCAAATAAACCTGTTGCAGGTATATCAGGTGGTGGTGCTATTTTATTAGATCAAAAAGGTAAAGCAGAATTTTTAAAAAAAGTAAGAAGACACGGTAACGGTGATGTATTAGGTTATAACTCTAAAATGTTAGCAATCAATGCTGAGTTTATTAGTCATAGAATGGACAAAATGCACGAATGGCAAGATAAACGTTTTAGAATTGCAAAAAGATATAATCACAATTTAAAAAATTTACCTGTAACCATACCACATGTAGATGAGGTTGTAAATCATTGTTATCACAAATACGTCATAAGATTAGAAAATAAAGAAACAAGGGATTTACTAAAGAAAAGACTTAACGCTAATGTACATTATCCTATACCCATATCAGAAAATCTATTATATAATAAACATATACATAGAAAAGATAATTGCTTGAATTCCAAGTTAATATGTGATACAATATTAACATTACCTATTCATCCATATTTAACAGATGATGAGGTGGATAATACGTGTAATATTATAATGGCAACAATATGAATGAAATAATTATAAGCCCAAATGTCACTAGTTTTTGTTATGTAGATGATAACAATAATATGATTGATATAACAGATAAGATACCTCAAAGGTTGCTTAAATTTGTAAAGAGATCAAAGTGGTTGTTTGGTGATGATATAATTTTGGATAGAGCATTAGTAGAAAAACACAATGAAGATATTTACGAGTATCTTATAGAAAAGGCTTATGAAAGAGAAGACTTTTTATTTAAACAAACAAGATTTAAAACATTAGCAAAGGAACAATTACTAATAGCATTTAATAAATTATTTTTTACTAAATTTGATAATAGATGATAACGTTAAAAGAAATACAACAGAATTATTTAGCCATAGATTTTTTTATGTCTATGTCTTGTAATAAAGATTGCCATTACTGTACAAGTTATACTTTAGAGATGAGAAACTTAACAGTTGATATGGATTTCCTAAAACAAACACTAGACTATTTAAAAAATTATAAGATACGTGTTTGTCTTTTAGGTGGTGAGCCAGGACTAATTAAAAATTTAGATGATGTAATTGCTGAAGTTAAAAGTAGACCTAATCACGTATGTTCAGTACTATCAAACTCTTTTGTACGTAAAAGATATCCACATATACTAAAAGATCCTGATATACTTTATGTTGAACATAACATATTAGATTTTTACGAAGACGGTATTAAGAAACTAGGTAATTTAGATAGATTAGAACCTTATGGTTTCATACAACCCAATGATTATAACAATTACAATCTATGTGTAAAAACACCTAATTACTTTAAATACAAAGATAGGTTTCCTGAAGAAATGAAAAAGTTAAATCATAAAAACACAATGTGGAAATCATTTAATGGTAGAACACCTAATAAAGATGATGTTACAGCAGTACATGAACAAGCTGCAGAAATAGATCGTAAGATGTGTGCAGCTTTTCCTATGGTACCTGTTATCAATTTTGAAACAAAAAAACTTGTACATTGTAGTAAGAAGTTTGCCAATAACGCAATTCACTCCAGAACATTTGACATAACACAGGAGAATATAGATAAGATGATGAATTTTAGATTATTTAAATATGAGAACTATTGTAAAACATGTATGGAATGGGTTGAACCTAAAGGTCATTTTCCATTATCAAAATATGCGAGTGTATTATGAGTATAACTGATTCATTAAAAAGAAGAGCCCACGTTGTTAATTATAAAAAAGATATTATACCTACTAGATCACAAATAGAGAAAATATTAAGAATAGGTTATCCTCTTGCAACATCAAAACAAAAAGCATTTCCTTACAAAGCATATGTACTAGGACCTAATGAAGAAAGAAGTAAGATGTTATATGACCTGTGTGAATACAATAAAGTAGAGTTTGATGGAGATGTAGGAGAAAAATATCACGCAAATCCTAATTTATATCATATATCATCAGCACCTTGGACATTAATATTTACACCAAGAGTTGCACCAGGTAATGAATTTGCACAAGAACAATGTGCCAAAACAGGAACAAAATGGGAAATGGGCGATGAGTCATTTATACCTCGTGGTAGAGAGAGTTGGTCTATAGAGGTAGGTATGATTGCAAAAACAATTACAGGTGCAGTATTAGACGCAGGTTGGGATACTTCTTATTGTATTTGTTTTCCTAAACAAGTTGAAAAATGGAAAGTTAATACAAAAAATTACTTTGATTTTATTAAGTACATGCCATATCTAATACAAACAATAGGTAGATCAGAATTATATAAATGGCAAAATATGAAACCTGAAAGTTTAGCAAAAGATACTCAACCACCATTTGAGGACATCTTTTCATTTGAGGACGACAATGAGTAGAAAAGAGAAAACTATTGTTATTCTAATTGATTTTGAAGGTCACCCTATATTGAGTGATGAGTATGTAAATAATGCAAGATATTCAGAAATACAAAAGTTTTTAAGTAATCCTTATCCTGGTATTGATAAAGAAAATATAGTTTTTGTTTCAAATAATAGGGATTCCCTCAAATTAAGGGAGTTATTTAAAATGGCTCATACTGTTGGTTTTAAAACTATTGCTCTAACTGAAAAAGTTGATACTTCTATTAGAGAATTACTTAATATAATCCAGATAAAATTAGGTTGGAATATACAATTAAATAATACGCAAATAATTATAGGTGGTTGTAATTTTGGTGGTTGTGTTGTTAATTCTAAAAAGATATCTGCTGTACATTGGTCAAAATTAGGATTTCAAACTACAATACATTTACCCTTGTGTGCGGAGTATGAACAACCAGGAGTTAATTCAACAGAAAAGGCATATAATGGATTTAAACAAGCGTATGATTACATTAAATATCATAACGCATTTGATATTAATCTTACAGATAGATATGAACAATTAGAACTACCATTTTATGAAAAAACAGAAAGATAGCCAATTACCAGAACACTTAACTAAAGGTGGTCCTGGAGATAAGTTTCTAGGCGAAGGTAAGTTAGATACATCTAGTTGGTTTGAAGATCCACACATGAATGGTCAAGTAGGACCATTTGAAAAACAAGTCAAAAACCAAGATATATTTTTTTGTAGCGCTCCTTTTCAACAGTTATTTACAGATATACAAGGTAATTATGCACCTTGCTCTTGGGCTAAATCAGAAGAATTTGGTCCTAATATAAGAGATACATCTATAAGAGATTGGTTTGAAAACGATCCTAAACTAAATCAATTACGAAAAGAGATGACAACACCTGGTTCTGATTTAGAGTTGACAAAAAAATCATGTGTATCGTGTATCAACCAAGAAAAACAATATGGCAGATCCAGAAGACAGGCCTCTTTAAAAATACAAAGTCAAAATCGTGGTCTATGGCCTGGTATGCGTGAGGCAGTTGAGGCATTTAAACATACTGATAGAGGTCATATAGAACATAGAATTTTTGAAGTACAAGTTAAAGCGTTTGGCAATGAATGTAATTTAGATTGTTATATGTGCCATACCTACGACTCTTCTACAAGAACTACAACATTGAACTCAAAAGAGTTAGAAGGTCAAACGGTTATAAATGATCCTACTATCAGACACGGTAATGATGTTAAAGTTAATTCTTTCAAAGGCCACATAAAAGATATTATAGATCAGATAGTTGAATTTGCACCTTATATTTACAATCTTAAATTGATTGGAGGTGAACCATTAGTTATGAAACAATTTTATCAATTACTTGACGCAATGGTAAAGACAGGTCATACTGATAAAATATATTGTAAATTTCAAACTAATATGTCTGTTCTAACACAAGGCAAATATAAAACTACAGACTACATTAAACATTTTAAACTATTTGAATTTACCGTATCGCTTGATGGTATAGGTAAGGTAGATGAATATATTAGACGTAGATCGAATTGGGAAGATATAGTTAACAATATAAAAACGCTACAACAATACCCTAATGTTGTAATAAATGTCAATGGCACAATATCCTTTTTAAGTGTATTAAGATTTTATCAACTAATAGAATGGTTTGATAAAAACAAAAAACTATTTAATCAGATCAACTGGTCTAATATAAGAGGACCAGCAAAGTTATGTGCAAATGTATTACCAGATGATTTAAAGAAAAAACTTATAGACAAATATAAAAACTTTCCTGATATACAGAATGTTTTAAAAGAAGATAATGGTGGTCTGTCTTATTTAGATACAATAGACTACTTGTTAAAAATTGATAAATACTATAAAGGCACTAAATGGGAATCAAACTTATTTGATGTCTTTCCTGAATTGAAAAAATATAATAAGGAAAAAAGAGTGAAAAAGATATATTCAATAGCATTAAATTTACACGACCATAATACATACGATGGCGTATGGCACAATCAAAGAGAACGAGAAACTAGATTTAAACATAATCTACCTTATCATGCTGAGGCATATGCTCATCAATCAGATATTCTAAACCCAGGCGACTATCGTTTAAATAACGAGTTTGTAAAAGAGTATTGGCACGAAAATAAAAGAGATGGTACAAATGGTATTCTAGCATTTACTTACACACTTGGTGGTATTAGAATGTGTAGAAATATATTACCAAAAGAAATATTTGACTATGACCCTAAAAACTTATGGGATTATTATCTTAAAGATAATCTTTATTTTATAGACCATCATCAATCTCACGCAGCCTACGCCTTTCTTAATTCAGGTTATGAAGAATCTGATATACTTGCGATAGATGGTATAGGTTCTAAATTTAGATGTGTATTTTTTGATAAAGAACAAAACCTAATTGATCTATCGGATAAACTACCTATAGGTTGGTTATGGAATCATATGTCTGGTCTTACAGGTTTTGGTACATTAGGTGCAAGTAAACTTATGGGTAAAGTAGGATATGGTAAGTTTAGTAGATATTACTATACATGTTTTGAAGTTATACTTGATGGTCCTATAACTGAAAAGAAACAAGAACACTTTAAGCAAATTGATGTTGATACGCACGGTGTAGATGATTTAGCATACACACTACAAAGATTTACTTTAGATAAAATAAAAGAACATGTATATCCATTAAAGACTTGTGATAACTTATGTATTGCAGGTGGCGTTGCATACAATGGTTATATGAATGAAGAATTTACTAAACATTATAACAATGTATTTGTACCACCTGCAGTTGGTGATGAGGGGCAAGCCATTGGTGCATATCAACACGCTGATTTTGTCTTAAATGAAAATATACATAAATCAGAATTGTATGCTGGTAAAGAGTATGATTATATAGGTGAAGAAAAAGTAGATTACAAAGAAGTGGCACAAGCAATAGCAGATGGTGCTATCGTAGGTTGGTTTCAAGGTAAATCAGAAAGTGGTAATCGTGCATTAGGTAATAGATCAATACTTGCAGACCCACGTAATCCTAATATAAAAAATATTATTAATCACACTATAAAAATGAGAGAAGATTTTAGACCATTTGCACCTGTAGTATTAGAAGAACATTACCAAGAATACTTTGATACTAGAGGAGGTCCTAGTCCTTATATGTCTAGGATATGTAAAGTAAAAACTGATAAAGTACCAGGCATTACACACGTTGATAATACTGCTAGAATACAGACTATAAATATAAAAGACAATGAGAAGTTTTATAAGATAGTGAATGAGTTTTACAAAATTACAGGTATACCGATGTTATTGAATACAAGTTTTAATTGTCAGGAACCTATCGTAGAAACACCTCAACACGCATTAAGAACTTTCAAAAGAACAGCATTGAACATGTTAGTTATTAACGATTGGATAATTAGAAAATGATAGAAAGAGATCAGTTACAATTTTTAAAAAATATATTAAGTTTACATAACAATCATATAGATTATAATTTATTAGAAAAAATAATCTATACAATAAAAGAAGAACCTGATTTAGAGTATAATATACTAGACTCTTTTAGTAGTCCTCAAGTTAATGCAAAAATGAATATTATAAACCATTGTGATAAACTTGGTTTAATAACAGATCAAACAGAAATAACAATATTCGGTTGTTGGTTTGGCAGTATTCTAGTACCTGCATTGGCGCCTAGAGTAAAAAAGATTACAGCAATAGATATGGACGATAGAGTTATAAAGATTGCTAAAAATAAATTGTTTTACAACTATGAAAATGTTACCTTTATATCAGATGACATATTCAAAGATTTTAGAAACGAATATGAGAAAACAGATTTATTCATTAATACTTCGTGTGAACATATGCGACCAATGTCTGAATGGGGACCTATAGGACCTAAATCACTATATTTCAATTCAAAATTTGGTGTGCCTGTTACACGTAAAGTTCCATGGTGGACAAGAATGAAAAAAACAGCACATTTTGCCTTTCAATCAAATGACATGTTCAATATTGATACACATATAAATTGTGTAAACAATGGCGATGAATTTAAAACACAATTACCTACAAACACCGAAGTACTTGTTGAAGATGAGATCAATGATGAAAGAGGAACAAGATTTACAATAATAGGAAAGATATTATGAAAAGAGTAATTTATAGTTTATATATTGATATACCTTTAAAAGATATTGATATTTTTGATGAGAATATTTTAAAAACAGGTGATACACCTATGAACATAAGAAGTAAACAACAATTTGCAAAACATTATGGTGATTTGTGTGCTTGTAAACAAATCTATGCTGACGCTATTGGTGCTGATTTTATCTTATATGAAAATGATTCAAAGTTTATATCTTGGTCAGAAAATATAAAGAAACAATATCCATACCTTACAATGTATAATATAATAAATTTTTATAAGATACATTTAATGTATGAACTAGCTATGACGTATGATGAAATATTATTTTTAGATTTTGATGTTGTGCCTATGAAGAACGAAAACTTTTTTGAGGCATGGGATTTAACAAAAGGTATAGCAGTATTAAACAATAATAATAAAATCACAAAAATTGATTCAGTTACAAATACATCACAAACAATAAGAAGTCCATCATCAAAATATTTTAATGCTCAGGCAATGTTGTTAGAAAAAGGATTAAGTCCTAGAAATGATGTTATTAATACAGGTATTGTAGGTATTAATAAAGATCATTTAATAAAACTAAATTACTTTGCAAATTTTGAAAACGACTTAGCTATGATGTCTGAATTAAAAAAGAGTAGTGATATATTTCCTGACAAGGTAAGACAATACTTTGGTTGGGATAATGAAACATTATTTTCAGTTAAAATTGAGGAAAACAATGTGCCAATGCAATGGTTAGATGACAAGTGGCATTATTTTTTATATCATCAAGGTTTTATACCTAACAAAACTATACTCTGCCACGCTATCAATAAAGACTTTGAACTTGTGTGGAGAAGGCTTAATGCTTAAAATATGTACGGTATACTTTGATGGTTTCTACACACCTGATTACGTTGAAAGACTACATGATAGTTTACGTAAGCACTCATCAATAGACTTTGAGTTTGTATGTTTAAGTGATACAGATGTCAAAGCAGATTTAGTCCTACCTTACAATCATCATAGTAATATAGTAAAACATTGGCATAAACTAAAATTCTTTAGTCCTCAATTTGCATATCAGAATCCAGGTGATGAAATAATCATTATGGATATAGATCAACTCATAGTAAGTAACATAGATGATTTACTAGGCCATCCTGTATCAGATAATGAATTAATAACATATGGTCAATGGTGGGAAAACAAACTAGGTATCAATGGTGGTTTCTATAAGTTTAAATCAGGTAGTTTAAAATTTGTATGGGATGACTTTGCACTTAATCCTGAATACTGGCAATTACATTTCTATAACGAAGGAACAGTACATAAGAAATATTATGGCGAACAAAATTATGTCAAGTGGAAGATATTAGAACATAAAGCAAAACTAACTAAAACACCTAGTGAATGGATTGCGAAATATACAGATGAATACAATGAAAATTTAAAACTAAATCAAATGTATATGCAAAAGTTTGATACTGACTTTATGATATTAGATAAAGAAGTAAACGAAAAATTAAAAGTAGTACACTTTACAGGTGTAGGAAGAAAGATAAATGAGAATTATTTGTTGTAGATTTGGTAATAAGTTTACTCAATGGCACGTTGATAACTTAAAACATATGATAGATGAATACTCTGGTCTAAAGTATGATAGTTTTGAAGTTATAGAAGACGACCTATATGGTAATTGGTTTAACAAATTTCAGATGTACGATAGGTTCCGAGATGGGGAGAACCTGTATTTTGATTTAGATATGATTATCTACAACAAGTTACCTAATCTAGTAAGAAAAGATTTTACGTTATTAGATGATACGTGGTGGAGAGAAACTGCTCATACACCTTTAAATTCATCTATTGTTTCATGGACTGGTGATGTATCTTATATATGGGATAGATTTAAAAAAGAAGACACCTTCTACGTGGATACCTACACCAGAGGTAGTGATGAATGGTATTGGAAATATACAGAATATAAAACGTATGAAAGAGTATGTCCTTCAATTAAAGACTATATGTATTATAAACCTCTATCATATAGTATAATTACACTCGGTCAAATGCAACATATTATGGAAAAAGGTTGGACTGGTTGGTATTCAGACTATTTTTTAAGATAGTATCTCACAAGCAGTTGCTATAATTTCAGTTTTAGTTTTTGATTGTCTTAACTTTTTCTTTAAGTCTTCTTTTTTAGTATCCTTGATTGCGTCTAACTCAAATATTGCAAGTTTTAAAGCAAAAACGTGATCTAAATTTTCTTCATCACCAAAAATAGCTTCTACTACTCTAGGATAAAATTTAGTGTCAATCTTATTTGAGTCCATTATTAGACCATCTTTTTTTGCAATTTCTAAAACCGCATTTTCAAAATCTCGTCTTTCGTTTTTCTTTTTTTGATACGTTGCCTCATGCAATTGATCTAAAGTCATAACAGTTTGTAGCGCTTGAAACTTAACATCTTTTTCATCAAAAGGAATGTAATATGGTATAGTTGCTGACCTATCTTCGCTTGTCATTAATATTTCAATGTTTTTTCTTTCATTGTCACAAAAATGAGCAGTTATAAAATGATCTTTTAAGTATTCTTCAGTTAACATGTTTGTTCTCCTTAATATAGTCATATAAGTTTATTTTAGGTGACCAACCTATTTTATTTAGTAGTGTATTATCAGCAAGGTTATCCAATCTTTCGTTTTGTTCTCCCACAACACGTTTACAGTTAATTCCAAAGTAATCAATTAACTCTACAAGATTGTTTGTAGTACCAGAACCTAAATCTGTTACACCTCTTAAATTTGATTTAATTAAAGTATCTATCCCTCTCACTAAATCGTCAACGTGTATAAAATCTCTACTATGATTTGTGTTGATATAAGGAACATCATTTCGTAATATTCTTGGTATCAACATTGTTTCTCTAGCATTAGGACCATACACGGTTGTAAATCTCATACCCATACTGTTTGCAGGAGCAATACGCTCTAAAGCATATTTACTCATTGCATATGGATTTTTCCAAGGTTCATGTGCTGTTGATGAACTTGCGTATAAGATTCTTGTATCTTTGAAAAAATCAAAAAGTCTTTGACCTGCGATTACATTTTGTATCCAATACTCTTCCGATTTATTTAAACTATCTCTAACACCAGATAAACCAGCGAGATGTATAACTAAATCTACAGAATATTTTAAGTCGCAAGAAAGTAAATCATTGCCTGTTGTTTTGTCCAGACAAATTACTTCGTGTTTTTGATCTGTTAAGAATTTATTTAAGTGTTGACCTATGAAGCCTTCACTACCTGTTAATAATATTTTCATAATTCATAATATAATTTATAAGTCTATTAAGACTTATGTATTCTTAAATAATATGTTGCAGCTGTAGTTGCAGATCCATTTGGAAATTCCTGTGCTCTATAGTCATCAACGTTTACAAATAATGTTTGATAGTTACCAGAACCATCTAATATAGTATCAACCATACCAGAACCTCTAGTATTACCAGAGCCCGAAGTACCAATGTTATAACTTAAAGAGTAACCATCTCCAGATGATACTGCTGTGTACTTCATCCATTCTTGTAACAATGTATCAAAAGCAGATGCTGTAAATTCTTTGATGTTATTAGAACCATCTAAAAAATATGGTTCAGTATATGTAATTTGAGAACCAGTAATTCTTTGTAAATAATAGTTTGTAACAGTTGTAGGTTGGTCAAGCGTTTCAGGAATTTCACTTGCTGTGTAGAGAGATGTATCTGCTCTAGTATCTATAAAGATTGGTGTTGATGATCCTGATACTTCAGTTGATCCAGCAATCGAAGCACTTGTTGAAACGTGATAAGTTCCACCTTGTTGAGTGGTTGTTGATCCTGAAGCCAATAGATCAATTGCTGGGTGTAAAAATGTATCTTTTACATCCGTTAAATTCATTGCTTGTATCTGACCAGATGTGTTGTAATACACAGGCCAAGTTTTACCAGTATCAGACGTAGGTGATCCTGCTGTTCTAGTTTCAGATACTTTATCGTAAGTAACTGTAACAGTACTTGGTTCTGCTGTAGTAGCTTCAGTTGGTGTTGAAGTTGTACTTGTTGATTGAGCACCCGCTTGTTTTCTTGTGTCGTTAATTGCCGCAAGTGAACCACCCGAACCGACAACAGATAATGCTACACTAGGACTCAATGAATATTGATAGACAGCCTGATCTATGATCTGTCCGACCATAGTAGTGTCCATCTCTCGTAGATTACCTGAATCTACATATAAAGGTTTTCTTACTGCCATAATTTCTCCATTTTTTATCTGGTACCACGTCTTTCAGTAAGTACCTCTCTTTACTTATTTATACTATTTATGCACCTGCAGCGTACATTGTTTTAACAACAACGCCACTAGAATTTAAAATCTGCAAGGTTACTACACTTTTTAGTTGATCTTGCCCTATGGCATCATCAGCTATATTTACCTCACCTATAGTGTCGTTTGCAATCATAGAACCAACGATAGTACCTGTATCGCCAGTAGTTATAACTGTTCCTGTCACATTAGGCAAAGTGATTGTTCTATCTGCTGTGGGGTCTACAACAGTTACTATAGTTTCGTGTGCGTCTGCTGTTGTTCCTTCAAATATCAGACCTCCACTTGCTAATGATGTGTAGAAGAATCCGTCAGTTGATACGTTTTTAGTTCCGAAATCAACAAATGATTGATTACTTGAAATCTTATCAACAGTTAGCGTTTTAGTTGCAGGCATTGTTACATCATCACTCATTGTGATAGTAGAGCCTGAACTTGCAATTGTACTGCCTGTAAATGATAACTCACCTAATGTGTGAGCACCTGTGCCTGAAGCAGTAAACTCACCAGCAATTGTTACATCATCGGTTAATGCGTATGTAACCGTATCTGTTGCTGATACCGTTGCTGCAATTTGATTTGCTGTACCATTAAATAATAACGTATTTCCATTTACAAGTGTTTGAGTACTTGAGCCATCTGAAACTGTAAAAGATAATGCACCAGCAATCGCAGCGTATAATTCATTAACAGCGCCTATTACAGACGTTGCGGTTAAACCAGAATCTAACGTAGCAATATCACCAAAATCATCAGCCGATAGAGCATTAAACTGTGTTCTAAAGTCTTCTAATGTTTGTGTAGCAGTTATTTGTCGTGCAGCCATTACTTTTTAATTACCTCTTTTATTAATCTTTTTATTTCAAACAATTCTTGTTTTAAAGTATTTATTTCTTTTATTGCTCCTCTTAACTCATCACCTTGTTTTTGTCTAGTCTTGTGACGTGACATATACAATTGAAATTCACTTTTATTTACGTTAACGATGGCATTTGAGTTGGTATCTCTTACTAGTCCAGAAAATCCTTCTACTCTTAATTTGCTCATCTTATACCGCCAGTGCTATTCCTCTCATATCTCTTAATACAGGTGGATATGATGAATTACTTCCTTTCATAACTATTTTAATTTGAAAGGCAGTAAAGTCATTTATATCACTTGCTGTATATTTGTATTCTTTAAATGTTGTATCATCTTCAGCAGGTACAATAGATGAGTCTGAACTACCATCTGTATTGAAAGGTGTCCAACTCAAATCATCTAGTTTGTCGCCATCTGTTGCAGCTCTAAAGTACATTTCAACTTCAGATGTTGCTCTTATGTTTGCAGTTAATCTAATGTCTAACGCTTTTGAGTTGTTTTCTAGCAATACTGGTTTAGTACAATAAACAGCAGCTGATGATGTTCCTGTATTTGTTGTATCACTAACAAAATCAGGTGTGTTAGAACTTGTAGGATTATTTAATCTATTTGAAATTGTAAATGCACTCATTCTTTGAGTATCTAATACAGGAGAAAGTTTAGTATTTGTAGTTGTCATTTCTAATATTGTATAGAAAGATTTGCCAACACCTTTTGCTGCAACACCTAATACAGTATCTCCTGACTCATTTATTTCACTTGCAACCATTTGAGGTGCTGTGAAAGCAATATTGTCGTTATTAATTACAGCAAGTTTATTTGTTGCTGATGTTAATGTAAATTCTGTTTCTGATCCATGTACTGATCTACCAGTTGTTGTTCTTACAAAGTAATCAATATTTGTATCAGGTAAAGTTACTATTTGAATACCACCTAAATTTAATACATCAAACAATCTATTTTGTGTTGCTGTAATAGCAGTACCACCGATGTCACCTGTTGCAGTAGCATTTGTTGAACTTGGAGATGTAATATCGTAACTATCTAAAGTTACATTTGAAATACTTGTATATGTTCCATTAATATCAGAGTGTGCAAGACCATTGTGTGAACCACTAGGTACACCAGCGATTGTAACGTTATTACTTGTACCGTGCATACCATGGTTAGGATGGAATACTCTAATTACTTTAGAACCATTTGTTGTTCTTAAAGCATTATTTTTAAGTGTTCTTGTTCCTAATGTATCGTTAGTTAATGTAACTGTACCAGTTACGTTACTAAATTCTGCTCTTCTTAATTTGAATTTCATATCTTCATTTTGTTCAGCAGACCATGTCATACCATTCTGTGATTTAAATAATACACCAGCATATGGTTGAGCAGATATTGTTCTATTTGTATCTAAAGATGTTTCACCTATTCTTGCCACATAAGCATTGTAGTCTTGTGAGTTTGCCATTACAACAAAACAATACTCAACGTTTGATTGTATGTAAACAGGACTTGCAAATGTAAATTTAGTTGCAGTTGTACCATCTGTACTTGTATTAACAGCACTTGGATTTAAAGTTACTTCCGAGAATGGTAATATTTTCTGACCTGGATAACCATTTACAACATCTCTTATTTGAACTGTTACTGGTATCGCAGCGTCTTTTGTACTAAAGAATACATCTAAAGATGTTAAGAATACACCACCTTCATCATCAATTAAGAAAGTTTGAGCAAGTGGGTCATGGTAACCAACTTGTCTTTCTTCCGTTCTTGTGGATGTTCTAGTAATACTTTGACTTTCTGTAACACTTCTCATTTCAACACGAGCTTCTCTACTTGAAATAATAGTTTCTCTTACTGTTTCTAATAGACCTCTTGCAACATATTCAACGTTTGCAGCCGTTTCTACGTTTGCGTTTGTTAAACTGTTTGAAGATGAACTTGTTAATCTGAATAATCTTTGACCTGTTCTCCATCTAGGATTTGAATTTGTTTTAGGATCAGGTATTGCAAATGTACCTTCAACCTTACCATTAGCGTCTGTAACTAAATTACCACCTAATGCACCGCCGTCTGGAGTTACATATGCAGTAACGTCTATATTATCAAAGAATGGATAAACTCTTGTATTAGGTTTTAATCTTGTTGCAGTAAATGTTAATGTTCTACTTCTAATAAAAGGAACAAATGCAACTGAAACAACTCTATCACCGATAGATGTTCTTACTGTTTCAGGTACAGCAACTGCTCTAATTCCTGTTCTTGTTTGTGATACTTGTTGAGCAGTAGTTACTTCTTCTTTTGCAATTACTCTCCAACCATGACCACCTCTTTTCTTATATGTACCTACATTTTTTCTTTCTGTTTCAATAGGTCTTCCTGTCCATGTATCTTGCCATGAATTCCAAACTGTTGACATAGGAAATTCAGATAACTGATTAGAGTTACCAGAGTTTTTAGTTAAGTTGTCCCAACTACCATTAGGGTTGTTGATAACTAATTCAGGTGCTCTTTCTGTTTCTTTCCATTCATCACCTGGAGGTGTTAATTCTATTGCACCTATCCATGTAAATACACCAAATGGGTTAACATTGATAGCCTTACTTGCATAAGGTTGATCTATTAATGTTTCCTCAGTATATGGTAATGTTATTAAGTCGCCAGTCTTTTGATAGTTATGTGTTGTTCTATCATCAGCTGTAATTGCAGTACCATCATCATCTCTTTCAATAAGTTGTACAGCGTCTTCATGGAATGTAGGTCTTAACTCACCGTTTGCGTAATCTATAGAAACTTTGTAATCGTTATTTCCTACATCACCAATACCGTGACCTGTAAAGTTATCTACAACGAAACCATTTTTAAATCTATCAAAACCATTTGAGTCTTGTATTTGTAAATTCTGTGCAGCTGTTTCTAGTAGAGATAATTGAGTATAGTATTCTGTAGTTTCTATTCTTCTTTCTATTCTACCAATATCTCTCATTGTATATCGTTTGTTGTCAACGTGTTCTATACCAACTTCGGATGTATCCAATGTATATGCAGGTAAAAACAACGTGTATAGGTGCATTGCGTTATCTAATGTACCAGGTACTCTTGGTTCTAATGAACTAGCGCCTTTTAATACTTTAAAGTTACCATCTTTATCTAAAAATATTTTATCTACTCTTCCTAAATAGTATTCAAAGTCTGATCTAACGTCTGAATTAAATTTGATAGGTTGTACTACTGAATTACCAGTATCATCAAATGATCTATCTTGGTTACCTGAATTGATTGTACTTGCGTCATCAACTCTTGGTCTAAAGTCTAAACTATCTCTTAATTCATATCTAACACCTGTATTGTTTGAAGTGTAAGCAGGAATGTCTTCGTAATTAATTGCTGAGTATGAGTCAACATCAAAATAATCTCCTGCACTATGAGAGTAATAGTTAAAGTTTACAAGTAATCTACCTGTTGGTGTTAACGCACCAGTTTTTAATTTTATTCTACCAACATCATAGAAGTTATCTCTTTGACCTGTATCTAAATCAAATCTATCTGTAACGTCTGTATGTGATGTTGTTGCATCCGTACTAAAGTCAGGTGCCATGTAAATTGAATTGATAGCAATTACATCTGCTTTTGCTAAACTAATTACACCACTCTCTATTGTTGCCTGTGTAGATACAGCAAGTGTTTCATTACTGTTAAGTGTTTTAGTTTTCGAAGTACCTACCGTTTTGTTTAACGTAATTAATGCTTTAATATTGTGAGCAGCGTAGTTTGCACCAAAGTCAATTGTCAAAGTAGTTTTAGCACCATTCAATGTAAATATAGCACTACCTTCATGGTTGTTACCTGTTAAACTTAATACATCTCCTACAGCGCCTGATCCACCAGAACCTGTACTTGTAATTGAGATAGTATAATCGGTCTCTGATAAATCAGCAAATGTTTCATTTACACCAGCAGAAAATGTAGCGATACCATCACCAGTTAGTGTTTTAATTTCGTGTTTTCTAAATGTGTAAGTTGTATCTGAAGCATTACCATTTACAGTAGTCTTTAATGTTTTAATATTTTCATATGGCAGTTTAAATATAGAAATATTTTTATCAGGTGATTGTATTTTTGTTCTTCTTCTCGTTGCAATTGTTTTTGTGGATACGTCTGATCCACCAACAGCAGCTGATAGTGTTATTGAACTATCACTAATGATAGCCTCAACTATTCTAGTTAAAGAGGTACCACCGTTTGTAGTAAATGATATTGAATCGCCAACTAATAATTCAGATGTAAATCTTGTGTTGAAACCTGTTACAGATGTGTCACTATTTGCGATAGATAGTGTACCTGTTAATGTTGCATTGTCGCCATTTGTAACGTCTAATGATGTATCAGCAGTAAATGTAGGCGAACCTGCCATTGCAATTTGTTTAACTTGTGGTATATCAAATGCAGTAACACCTTTTAAACCAACAGCGTCTGCTTGAATAACTGCTGTGTTACTTGATGTGCCACCTGTTATTGTTTCGCCAGTAGCAAAAGTACCTTGTACGTTTGATACTATAACTACACCGTGTGCAGCTGCACCACCTGAAGTGTAAGTGGTAAATCCTGATCCATCAATTGAAGTAGTACCGTCTGTGTCATATAACTCGAAATTTGATGTCGATGGGTTTCTAACTGTATAAACGTTATTATTTAATTCAGTCATTCCACTAACGCCTGTAATTGTTACTTGTTGACCTTCTTTAAAATTGTTTGAAGATGTAACTACTACAGGATCAGCTGCTGTTGCACCTGTGATTGTAGCACTTTCTGTAGTAGATACAGATTGAACTGTTGCAGTAGCACTTGAAGTACCACCAGTTACAGTTTCACCTGTTGTAAATGCTTGTGCAGTTTTAATATTTAAGTGTGTAAATAAAACTATATCAAAAAGATAATGTTTATAAACAGCACTTGTTACACTTGAACTTGAAAATATGTTTGAAGCAGCAGTACCTGAAGAATATTCAAAGCCTCTACTTTTTGCTCTACCAATTGTAGTAATACCTGAACTTGATCCTGTGTTTGCAGTACCACGTGAACCTGTTGCTGTATTGTGTAAAGTTAAACCTTTAAATCCTTCTACACCTGAAGCAGTTGAAATGTCGGGAGAACCATAAACGTTTGTTACGTTTACAAAGTTACCTACATCAAATCTAGTACTAAAATTA